CATATAGGTATTGCCGAACTCTAGGTTATACGTCTGGTCGGCGTTGAAGACGAAAGGAATCTGGCGAACGGTCTTCGTCGAGTCCTTGACCTCGCCGACGATGATCGTTCCGGGCCGATTGGTCACGCCGCCGTGGCGCATGACCATGGCGTTGAGCAGTCGTCGCAGCCCCGTGGCGTACTTGACTTGATCCGTGCGCGCATAGAGCGCGGGCGCGATCTCGCCGCCGGCAAACGACCGCTGTGCCAGTGTCGTCATTATCTGCCGCTGATCGTCTCGGGCTCGGGCTCAACGTCGGACTGCTCTTCGTTGGCCGCGTTGGCTTTGGCTTTCCCGATCTGGAAGTTATAGAGCTGAATGTTCTTGTTTTGCAGGCCGAAGGGATCGCCGGCCGTGATCATGGGTGCGATGCGCACGGCGAGCAGGTAGGCCAAGGCAGCGACGAAATCGGCAGGGTAGCGCTGCGGATCGTCGGCGATGAACGTATACTCAAGCTCGGCGTCGGCCGAGTCGCAAAAAATGAGCTGGCCCGAGTCGTCATTGCTGATGCTCGTGGGAACACGCGAGGCGCGCGTGTCGTTGCGCACTCCCGACAAGACGCGGCGCATCATTAAGCAGTCGCTCGGGTATCGGTACGAATACGCCCACTCGTCGTTCGGAGCGCTCTCCACGAGCGCCAAGACCACCGTCTTTTTGGCGTGCGGCCAAGGGAAATCCCGCAGGACTTCGTTGAGGGTTTCCGCGTAGAAGAGCCGGCAGGCTCGCGCCTCGGCGCTGCGCTCGGTGTCGACGTTCGCGATCTGATCGCCGACGCCCAAAGCGCCAAGCGCCATATTGCAGATCGCGACTTTGGAGGCCATGGCTTAGGACTCCTTTGCGTAGAGCCGGCTGGCGATCTCGCTGACGCTGCTCTCCTGGCCGACTTCCATGTCCGTGATCTGCAAGCCGCACGAGGAGTTCTTGACGCCGCCCTCGCTCTCGCTGGCGTGGCAGCTAGTGACCTTGGCGATCGCCGTGATCTTGACTTCCTCGCCGACTTCCGGCAGCTCGATGCCGAGCTTTTCGAGAGTGTCTTGATCGAGGTTTAAAGTCAAGCCGTAAGGGTAGCGATCCTTGGGCGCGTCCATCGCCACGGCCGGCATAGATTTTTCAGACTCGGCGGCCGACATCTTCATGCTCTTCATGGTGTCTCCATTGCATCGAAATTGTTGGGGCAGCCTGGGCCCGGTTTGTAGATATCCCAGGCTGCCCCGTTTTGAGTCTTACAGGACGTTCTGATCCCCGCCCGACTTCTCGTCGCCTTCGGGTTCCTCTTCGTCCTTGCCGGGCTTGACCGGCATTCCGGGCTGACGCCCGGTCCCGGGCATTTCCGGCTCGGCCGACGCGGGCTTGCTCGCGAGTTCGGCCCACTTGGGAAGAACTCGTGATCCGATCTTGAGGCCGTGCTTCTTGGCCTCGGCAGGCCCAAGCTCCTTGGCTCGCTCGGCTTCGAGCGTGGTAAGGTAGCCTTGGTCGACTTTGCGCATCATGTCCTCGGACACTTCGACGATCTGGCCCTCGCGGTAACGCCGCTCGTTGAGATACGCCGTGCATCCCTGTTTGACTCGCAGCTTCATGAACTTGTCTCCTTGCTGATCGACTTGCTTCATTCCCTGACCCTACGATCTCACTTAAGAGATCGTGTTGCCCGCGGGGAACACCGCGTCGTTCTGGATCGCCGACTGAGGCATCAGGCGAGCCGTCACGCTCACGGTCGGGTTGGTCCCGCCGAGAGTGTAATAGACCCGCATGTAGCTATCGGCGTTGACCAGGGGAGGAATCGGGATGATCTTCCGAGTCCCGATCGCCGCGCCGCGCGTGATCGTGACTTCCTCTCCGATGTCGGTCGCCGACCCCATGGCCGCGGCATCGTCGAACTGGAGCTTCGCCTTGTACGTCTCGTCATTGTCGGAGGACTTCGCGGCCACGTCCACCGTGATGACCACGCACATCGGCTCGCCGATGCCGATGTTCGCTCCGACCTTGACCACGTCCGTCGAGGCCGCGGAGGCCGTCAAAGCCTGCGCGCCGCTGAACTGATTTTCTCTGTCGCCCTGCATAATGATCTCCTTGCGTCGTTTGAGGTTTAAGTGAGGAGGAGGCGGCCGGCCGATGCGACCGGCCGCCTCCGATGATTCATTCTCCGCTTAGGAGACCGTCGCCTCCGCTTCGGTCAGCGCGTCGACCTGGCGAATCGGGATGCCTCGGAAGGTCATCACGGCCTCGCCATCGACTTTCTCGTAGGCGAGCTGCCCGCCGTCCTTCACGTCCTCGCGCCGCTGAATGTCGAGGAACTCGAAGCAGGTCGCGTTCATGTAGAACGCGCGCTTCGTGGACTTACCCGAGCCCTTCGGCAGGCGATGCAGGGCCTTGATCATGAAGTTCGTCAGGTCGGCCGCGGCCGCCCCGTTGGCAATCAGGTCCGAGATGTCGATGTTCGCGATGCGCGAGACGTAGCGCCAGTCCTTGAGCGCGAAGCCAACGTCCCAGTGCCAGTGCTCCCGGTAGACCTGCTGGCGCTTGCCGGCCGCGGTGCCGCCCGCGGTCTCGATCGTCACCAGCTTCTCGTCGATGTGCTGCAAGCCGGCCTTCGACCCCTTGGGGAAGATGCCGTAGGCCGAATGGTCGGCCCAACCCACGAGCCAGATCGAGCTGTTGTCCAGGCTCGCCCCGCCCGCCTTGATCACGTTTCGGCCGTTGGCCGCCGTGCTGTCGGAATAGCGGATCGACAGGCCCGTGAACTCCTCTTGGGTCACGGACTGGTTTCCGTACATCAGGGTGCTGGCGTACTCCTGGTTCATCGCCTCGATGAACGCCGTCGCCTCGGACATGCGCGTCGCGTTGAGATCGCCGTCCAGATTGGCGAGCTTCGCGTCGATTTCCGACCAGGCTTCCAGCATGCCGCACTTCTCGTCGACCTGCGCGGTGCGGGACTTGCTGATCGAGACGCCCTCGTTGAACAAGCGCCAGTACGCCGTCGGCAGGCCGGTGCGCATCACGAGCCGCGTTCCGGTCGCCAGGTTGCCTTCGCGGAAGACCTGATCCGCGACGATCTCGTTGCTCTGGCTCAGCAGCTCAACGATGTCCTGCGAAACCCGGCCGCTTCCGTCGAGGCGCTTGGCCCAGTCGGACAGCGTCAGGTTGGTTTCTCCTCTCGTCGCCATGATTGTATTCTCCTATGCTTCGGGTTAAACCGCAGCGGGCTCGGGCTTGGGACCGTAGAGACGATCCGCGAGCCTCGGCAGCTTCGCATCTCCCGACGCTCCCGCGCCGGCGATGACAAGCTGGTCCGGGGCCATAGCCTTGCCTATGCGGACGATGAACCTCAAAACTTCGGGGTGCTCGTAAGTTCCCGAAGTCTTGAGGATATGCTCAAGAGCCTCGGTGCCAAAGCGCTTAAGGACGCGATGTCCGAGTTCGACGTTGGGCTCGTAAGCCTCACCGCCGATCTCCTTATCGGTCTTGGCCGCCTCGTACCACTGCTCTTGCATTTGCGTCGCCTTTCCCTTCTCACCCTCGACGTAGGAGACAACGGCCTTGCTCTCGCGCTCAAGTATCGCCTGAGCCGATTCTTTGGAAAGTTTCTTCTCATTGGCAAGAGAAACGATCTCATCGACGGCCTTGGCGTCAAGCAGCGATCCCTCGGGCAGCTTAAGGTCCTCTTTCTTAAGGACGGTCGGCGCGCCTTCGGGCTTTTTCTCCACCGACGCGGGCACCGGTTCGGCAGCCGCGGGCTTCTTTACTTCCGGTTCGGCGGGCGGCACGACCGGCGGGACTACCGCCGGCGGCACGGCCGTCTTTTCCGGCTGCTGCGTTTCCGGCGCTGCGGCGGGGGGGACCTGTGCAGGGCTCGGTACAATCGGTTCGTCAGCCATCTGAATTCTCCTTAACGTACTCCTGCCTCATCAGCAGGGAAAGTTCCGGGCAGGACTCTTCCAATTCCCGGTAGATAAAAATTCCGACCTTGCGCTTGCCGAGGTTGAGGTTGGTCACTGATCCATTCGGGCTAAACATCTCGCCCATTACGTCGGACTCAGCGAGGACGCGGTTGATAAAGCGCCGGCCCTCCTCAGTTTTCATGACCGTTTTAACGTCAAGCAGCTCGCGGGCGCGCTTTGCCGACTCGCGCCTGCCTTGCTCCTTGACTTCGGTCTCGCTCCCGGCGTTCATGATATTACTGCGCGCCGACCTTGACCCAATGCGCGACGTTCGTCACTGTCGCCGTGGCGACGTAGACGGCGTTGTCGGAACCTTGCAGAACGATGCAGCCTTTGGCGTACCCGGACGTGGGTAGCGACTGGAAGGCTCCGCAGAAGCCGATCGAGAACCCGGAGGTCGCGGAAGTCGAGACCATGACCGGAGCAAGATGGCTCTCGGCACCGACGACCGACAGGGTGCCGGGAATCTGAATGC